TTAGGATTACCTATGGCCGCTGTAAATGCTTGGAACCCTATTGGATGGGGATTACTTGCAGGTTCTGTAGGAATTGAAGGTTATAAACAATATCAAGATTATAAAAACAAGAGAGGTTGGTTTAGCGATGATTAGTCTTGGTGCAAGAGGCCTAGCGTCTTTAGTTGGTAGATTACTTTCAAAAAGAGGAACAACTGTTTTTCGTGGAGAGCCATGGAAATCTAGTGCAAGTTTAGAAAATATGGCTAAGTGGATGTATGGTCCAGGAACAGGCAGCCAATCTAATAATCCTTTAAGGTTTGGAGCAACTGGAAGATGGTTCACACGTAATCCTAGAGGTGCAAGATTTTATGCAAGAGGGTTTGTAGAACCAGGCCGGATTAAAAAAGTTACGTTGTCTGATAAAGAATTAAAAATAGCCGAAAAACTTAGTAAAAAATTACACGAAATTGAAGGGAAGCGTAAAGGGTATGGACTTATTATACCTAAAAGTGCTTTACCAAGACTTGAGACTGATTATTTACAAACTTTACTTACTAACTTTTATAGAATGATAGGTAAACAAGGATTAAAGGATGGTGGTCTAGCCAGCATCTTAAATATATAATGACAAAAATAAATAAAAATTTAGTGATAAATATGCCACACGTAAAGTGGAAGGAGATACCACCTTTAAAGGGACCTGACTCACAGGGGTTGAATGTTCCTACAAAACAAGTTAAAACAATCGAGAACTCGGAGAATATAAATGGCAGACATAGACAAACCATTACCAAACGTAAATACTGAAATTAAAGTACCTGGCGAAGAAGAAATTCAAGTAGCTCAAGAAGAAACTATTCAAGAGCAAGTTGGTCCTGAAGATGTTGAAGTAACACAAGAAGAAGATGGTGGTGCAACAATTAATTTTGATCCAGAAGCGGTTAACCAACCTGGAGGAGAAGGCCATTTTGACAATTTAGCAGAATTATTACCTGACGATGTTTTAGGAAAACTAGGTTCTGAATTAGTAGGAAACTACGACCAATATAGAAGTTCTAGAAAAGCGTGGGAAGATACTTACACAAAAGGTCTAGATCTTTTAGGATTTAAATATGAAAACCCATCACAACCTTTCCAAGGTGCATCCGGTGCAACTCACCCAGTTTTAGCTGAAGCTGTTACACAGTTTCAAGCACAAGCTTATAAAGAATTATTACCAGCAACAGGTCCAGTCCATACTCAAATAGTTGGACTTGCAGATAGAGCAAGAGAAGATCAATCTGTCAGAGTAAAGAATTTCATGAACTATCAAATCATGGATGTGATGAAAGAGTACGAACCCGAGTTTGACACAATGCTTTTTTATCTCCCTCTTAGCGGCTCCGCTTTTAAGAAAGTCTATTATGACGAGCTTTTAGGTAGAGCCGTTTCAAAATTTGTCCCAGCTGACGATTTAGTTGTGCCTTACACTGCTACATCTTTAGAAGATGCAGAAGCAGTTGTGCACGTACTTAAAATGTCAGAAAATGATTTAAGAAAAAAACAAGTAGCAGGTTTCTATAAGGATATAGAATTAAAACCTGGTTATAATCAAGAAACAGAAGTAGAGAAAAAAGAACGAGAACTTGAAGGCGTTAAAAAAACTAGAGATGAAGATGTATTTTCTATTTTAGAAATACACACTGATTTAGATTTGGAAGGCTTCGAGGACAAAGATTCAACTGGTGAAGGTACTGGAATTAAACTTCCATACATTGTTACCATTGAAATGGGTAATAGAGAAATTTTATCAATCAGAAGAAACTACAAAATAGATGATCCACAAAAACTTAAAATAGATTATTTTGTTCATTTTAAATTTTTACCTGGATTAGGTTTTTACGGTTTTGGATTAATTCATATGATAGGTGGTTTATCAAGAACAGCAACCACTGCATTACGTCAATTATTAGACGCAGGAACTTTAAGTAATTTACCGGCCGGATTTAAGCAAAGAGGAATCCGTGTTAGAGATGAGGCACAAGCTATACAGCCTGGAGAATTCAGAGATGTAGATGCACCTGGAGGAAGTATCAAGGATGCATTTATGCCTTTACCATTTAAAGAACCTTCACCAACATTATTACAGTTGATGGGGATAGTGGTACAGGCAGGGCAACGATTTGCCGCCATAGCTGACATGCAGGTCGGTGACGGCAACCAACAAGCAGCTGTTGGGACGACTATTGCCCTCTTAGAGCGTGGCTCCAGGGTCATGTCAGCCATACATAAAAGATTGTTTGTGGCGATGAAACAAGAATTTGGTTTATTAGCGGGAGTTTTTAAACAATATTTACCGCCAGAATATCCTTATGATGTTGTTGGTGGACAGAGACAAATTAAAGTTACAGACTTTGATGATAAAGTAGACATTATTCCTGTTGCAGACCCAAATATTTTTTCTCAATCACAAAGAATTTCAATGGCACAGACAGAATTGCAACTTGCAATGTCAAATCCGCAAATGCATAATCTTTATGAAGCGTACAGAGCGATGTACACTGCGATTGGTGTTAAAAATATTGATTTAATTTTGCCGCCACCTACAAAACCGGCTCCAATGGATCCGGCAAGTGAAAATATTTTAGCAATGAGCTCAAAACCGTTCCAAGCTTTCAAAGGACAAGACCATCAAGCGCACATTACGACTCATTTAAACTTTATGGCGACTAATATTGCACGAAATTCACCTCCAGTCATGGGTGCATTAGAAAAAAACATCTTTGAACACATTTCTTTAATGGCTCAAGAGCAATTAGAAGTAGAATTTAGAGATGAAATTCAACAATTGATGCAAATGCAACAAATGGTACAACAAAACCCAATGTTACAGCAAGATCCCCAGTATCAACAACAAATTATCTCAATGACGATGAATTTAGAGTCCAGAAAAGCGAAATTAATTGCTGAAATGACGGAAGAGTTCAAAAACGAAGAAAATAAAATCATGGGTCAGTTTGGAAACGATCCAATTGCTAAATTAAAAGCAAGAGAACTAGATTTAAGAGCTATGGATGATTCAGCTAAGAGAGATCAGGCCCAAGAAAAAATTGATTTAGATAAATCTAAACAATTAATGGGTCAGGATCAGTTTGATGAAAAATTAGCTCAAAATGAAGAATTAGCTCATTTAAGAGCTGATACATCTATACAAAAACAAGCGATGTCTCAAGATGCTAAAATGGCCAATGACTTAATGAAGATGGCTGATGTTAGAACCTTGAAAGGTCCTAGAAGATAGTATAGTAATATATAAGGAGAAAACTATGGCAAAAAAAGATAAAGAACCTTTTTACAAAGGCGACATTCCTTTAAACCTTAACAAAGATGGTTATTCAAAAGGTGGAAAAGAAATTAAGATTCCTGAAGGTCAACCTACTAAAAATAAAGTTGGCGGTCAGAGAAGAATGTTAGCTTCTAAAAAATCTGACGTAAGTTGGTGGTAGTATGTGGTTTAGCGCTATTAAATTAGCTCTTAACGCAGGAAGTCACATTTATAAAAAGCGTCAAGAGACAAAAATGGCTATGGCGGATGCACAATACATGCATGCGCAAAAGATGGCCCGAGGTGAGGAATCTTACCAGGGTAAACTTTTAGAATCCCGGGACAAAGATTATAAGGACGAGGTGGTCCTCGCGATTCTCACACTCCCAATTTTGGTGCTCGCATATGGGGTTTGGTCGGACGATCCGGCAGCTATGGAGAAAATAAACGTCTTCTTCGAACATTTTCAAGCGCTTCCATCATGGTTTACAAATTTGTGGATCCTTGTCTGCGCCAGCATTTTTGGTATAAAGGGTACACAAATATTTAGGAATGGGAAGAAAAAATAAAGTGGACAACAATTAATAAAAACAATATAAGGATAATACTATGTCTAAAAAATCGAGAAAACGAAATAAGAAAATTTTAGGAGCTTTAGCAGCTGGCTTAGGTGCTATGGCTTTAATGAAAAGAAGAAAAACTAACGCATTAAATGCTATAACTGCAGGAGATATTGTTGATACCGGAACTCTAAGCGGAAAAGCGGGATTCGAAGGCGACGTTCCTTCAGCATCTGTTCCTTCAGCATCTGTTGTTGTACCGAAAAAAAAATGGGTATCTACAAACCCTCTTGCCAGTCGTAAGTGGAATAAAATGGATGTTTCAGAAGTAAGACCAGGTTATGTTGCACCAAGTACACAGAGATATAATAAACCGGATTTTGGTATGGGTGCATGGGATGGAGCTAAAGATGGCGGCAGAATCGGTCATAAATCTGGTGGAAGAGTCGGTTGTGGAAAAGCGAAACGCGGTTTCGGAAGAGCATTAAAGAAAAAATAATGCCGGGAAAAGAAATTAAAGGAAGAAGTAA